TTTAAAAAAAAAATAAAAAAAAAAAAAAAAATGAATTATTGAAGAAAAAAGAAAATTAAATGAATGAAAAAAAATGGAAAAGTAAAATTTACACAAAGCACCCCCCTTTTTCAATCGCCTCCTACTTCCTTCATATAGATCACCACACACACATACGACTTTTTTTGACTTTCATTTTTTTTGACAATACGCACATACGAGATTTTTTAGAAATTAAAAATATCGTCAATGTCTGCTGTGCTACAAATCAATCTGTTAAGTGCAGATTTATAAGGTTTTTCTTCTGTATTGCTTTCAATCAATGCCATCATCGCATAAACCATTGCATCCATTCTATCGGGTGATTTTCCTGTTCCATCGTAATCAAGCATCTCTTGATTTAATAACTCTAAATTGTTTATTTTTGAATCGTAGTTGTAATAATCAATTTGCCTTATTTGTTTTGCATCGTATAAGTTTTTTACTGCTTGTGCTCTTGCAAGTTTTGGATTATCAAATCTATTTATTGCCTCATATTCTTTTATTGCATTTGCTCGTTTTAACACAAAATTTAAATTCAAATTAAGTTTCTTTTTATCTTTGACCATAATGATGTTATTTTGCAATAAATCACCACCTTGGTTTGTTTCTATTGTTATGTTTGGTGTTTCCCATTTTACACATAAACCCAAAACAATACTTGCCCATTCATTTGGTGTATAACGATCGCTACGATCTTCCAAGATGTAATAAATGCCATCTCCATACCCACAAACTACAATTCCGGTAAGGTCACTTTTGCTGTTTGCTGTCACAGCCGGATCTATACCGATAAAAATATTTGTAATATTTGCTGTGTATTTTAATTCGTTTATTGATAACCCGTTTAAATTATGGTTTTTACTTTCTTGGAGCTGTGAATAATCAAATAGTGCATTTTGCTTTGAATCTAAAAATTCGCCTTCTGCAAATCTTCGTTTGTAATCTTCCCCATAACTGCATAATTCATTTTCAATATAATCTTTATCAATGTTATCTTGATTATCTATTGGGTTAAGTTTTTCAATATACATCTCTTTAATTCTATCATCTTTAAGCGGTTCATCTGTAATTGGGTTTTTCTTTTCTATAAAAAATTTATAAGTCCAATGTGTTTTATATGGTGGATTAAAATCATAAAATTTCATCGTTGGAAGATTTAAGATTTTTCCCTTATAAATAATTTCTCTTTTACTTGCAAGACCAGAGCTTGCTTGAAGTTTATTATAATCAATCTCACTACATTCATTGAAATAAATTGTGCTCATTTCTGTACCAAGTCCTTTTTCTATATTATCCAAACCTTTTAAAATTATTTCAGAACCATTTGGAAAAATTATTGTAAGCTCACTTTCATTGAATTTGCATTTATCAAAAATTTTTTTAAATTCAGGTATCGCTCGCATTTGATTTTTCAATGTGTCGTTCCATATTGACGCTTTTATTGATGCTCTTGTTTTTCTTACTATAACATGTTTTGAACGAGGTGCAATTAGTGCCCTGTTTATTATCATTGATAAAAGAAAAAAAGTTTTACCACTTCTACGGCCTCCAAATAAACAAATTTCTTTATATTTTGTGCTTAATGTTTGGTGGGTATCCTGTAAAATTTTTAATTGTTTTTTTGTATATTTAAAATCATTCATCTTCATTATTATTTACTTCTTTTATTTGTTCAAGATAATTTGAAAAACTGTTTTCTATATCTTCCTCGCATTCATTTATTGCAACTTCTTTTGGTTTCTCATCTTTAACAATTTGAGTTTGTATTGCAGTGAAGAATACTTGTGCTTGTTCTTTTGAAATCTTTATTTTGTTTTCAGTTATTTTTTGTTTTGCTTTTGCTACTTCAATTTTGTTTGTAAGTGCAAATTTTTCATTTTGTGTGATATGTTTGTCTCTATTTTGTATTTTTTTTAGTTCATCTAAATAACCATTCAATTCTTCTTCTTGTTTTTCACTATCTTGTTTATGTTTATTAAATTCATCCGAAAGATTGTTATATTGTTGCAAAACAGCACTGGTATAACCAACAATACTCATATCTTTTCCTGATTGCAAGTTTCCTTTTAGATTTTCAACTAATCTTAAAGATTTTGTTTTTTTCCCTTGTATTGTTGAAATTTCATTTAAAACTTGTTCTATTTCTCCAAGATCGTCAAAACATTGTATTATTTTTGTTATTTCTTCTGTTATTATACGATAATGATTTCTTGAAAGATTTATAATTTGCTCTTGCATATACTTTCTGCTTCTTTTTCCTTGTTTTAAACAATTAGAAATTATACCAATTATTTCTCTTAAACTATCTTGGTTTAATTCACTAATTCTAATATTTTGAAAAAAAACATTTTCATTTACTATTTTTTTTTTACTTCCTTGTGTCATTGTTCATACTTTTAAAACAATCTGATATAATTTTTGTTATTATATCAATAAAACGTTTATCTTGTAAAATACAATCAAAAAAATTTTGTTTTTTTTCGTTTAAAAATTCTTGCTCTTTTATTAGCGTTTTTATGTTGTTTTTAACAATTTTATTTTCCTCTTCAACAAATTGAATTTCGTTTAAATAATTTTTACAACTGCTATAACCAATTAATAACTTATTACCGCCACAACCAATTATAGCTTTTTCAACATCGTCAAAATATGAATTTTCTAAAAAGTCATTTCTATCACCATCTTTATCATACATTTTCTCATTTATTTTAGTCAAAACGCCTGCTGGTTGTTGCAACAATAATAATATAACTTTATAAATATTGTCTCTTTTAACATCAATTAAAATATTATCAGCAATATCCCATTCAAATCTTTCAACAACATAACTTTTTTTTTTATTATTTAAAATTGTCTTATTTTTTTTTCTGTCAAACAGGTATTTTGCGTAACTGTCATCTGGAATATAAATTTTCCATTTTTCTAAAAAACTTCCACTATCAAAAACATCCCTCATAAAAAAAACATTAAAAAATTAAACTAAAATCTTCTTCATTATTATTTGTCTTTTTATCTGATAAATCTTTTCTTATTTTATCTATAAAATCTCTTTGTCGTTCAACTTGTCTAAATAAATCATTATTTTCATTTTGTTTGTTTTCAATAAAACTTTCATAATAAGTATAATCCGGGCATTTCTTATCGTGCATTTCTCCGTCTGAACGCCATTTTTCCTTTTCACACCATTTCAAAACAAAGTTAAAAATACTATAAACATTACTATTTTTATTTTTTATCCATTCATTGTACAACCGCAATAAAGTTTCTTGTTTATTTTGTTTTTTATCTTGTCTTGTTTCTTTTTCAAGCAAATTATACAAATCATCAATAAATTTTCTCATTGTTATTGTAATTTTATCTGTTGGTTTTTGCTCTTTATAAAAAATATTTGTTGGTAGTAAGCAATTATATAGCAAATTTACATACCAATAAGGCGAATATCCTTTATTTATCGCTTCTTCTATTTGTCTTTGTGATGCAAATGTAAAATAATTGGCTAAATTAAACCATTTTTTTTGTAAAATCATATTTTCATCGTTTAAAACTCTAAAAAAAATATTTTTTTTGTTATTTTCGTCAATGTTTATCTGTGTCATTCCACATATTTTGTCGTTAAAATCTTTATTTTCATCTGTTTTTTTCGTTAGAAAAAAGGAGGTGGAGGTGGAAGGAGGTGTTGGTGTATCCTCACGCGCGCGCGTATCCTCCTCTCCACCCTTTTCTTTTTCTTTAAGAGGGGGATTATAAGGGGGGGATTTTTCTTTTTCTTTTGTCTCCTGGTGTCTCCTGGATGTCTCCTTGATGTCTCCTAATGTCTCCTGGGCGACAGGAGACATATTTTTTAATTCATTATTTATTGTGTTTAATTTTTCAATCATTGCCAGTGTTTTATGGTCTTTTTCTCCATATTTCTTTTTATATTTTGATATGTTTTTCATTGTTTGTCTCCTGTTTTTTTTTAGTGTCTCCTGGATGTCTCCTAATGTCTCCTGGATGTCTCCTAATGTCTCCTGGAATTTTTTTAATTTTGGGTTGAATTTTGCCATTTTACTTTTTGGTATGCAATAGTTTTTGTCAAGAAGACCAAGCTTTACAAACCATTCAATTATTGTATTCTCTATCCCTATTACTTCTTCTATTGTTAGTTTTGCAAAATTTAATTCAAAATTTTTCAATAAAAAATCTAATGTGTTAAATCTTCTTACATCTTGAATACCATTTGATATTGTTTTAAATATATATTCTTCATATAACGATGAATAAAGTATTTTGTCAAATTTTCTATTATATTTTTTGACAATATTTTTATGCAATGTCTCCCATTTTTCGTTTAATCTAATATCAATTTGTATATTCGCATAAGTAATCATTTTTTATCTTTTTTATCCTTACCAAATAGTTTTTTAAAAAAAATAGAAATTGAAGTAATTTTAGTTTCAAGAAATAATAATCGTAGTGCATGTTTGTTAATTCTCGTATTAAGGTCTAATATTAAATTGTACATTTCTTTATATGTTTTATAATCTCTATCAACTTCTAAATAATGTATTCTTTTTTTTAGTTTGTTATTTTCTTCTATTAGTTTTTCAATTTGTTTTGAAATTTCTTCAAAAGAAATATTATTAGTTATATTTTTTGTATTAATTATAACTTGTTTTTGTTTTTTTTGTTGTTGTCGTTTTTCACTTTTATCATTGTTTGGCAAATCTAAAACTGTTTTATTTTTATTGCTACTAATAATTGTGCCTATATTTGTATGTTTAAAAAAATTTTGCCCGTGTACAATATCTTCATAGTATTCATACTCTTTTAAAACATTTTCATTACTATAAATAGACATAAAAAAAACAACTTTAAAAAAAATTAAAAAGGTATTTCTTCTTCGTCAGATATTTCTTCATTTGCTATATTATTAGTTGGTATTGTATTATCGTTTTGTTCTATATTTTGGTTTCCATTTTTAAAAACTGGCACTAATTTAAAGTTTGGATCTTCTAAATAACACCATTCAGTTGTCAAAGAAATATTTTTTATTGGTTCCCCATTTTTATATTTTACTTCATCACCATCTTTATCCTTTGCTATTGTTGTTGAAGTGTGATAATTAAACACAACGATACTACCATAAAAATTATAATAACTTACATTGTTATTTTCCATTTGCGAAAAAAGATTGTATAAGTTTATATCCTTAACTTTCACATAAATAAGATTTGCACTTTTATATTTTGTTTTACCATCTTTATCTTTTCCGTCATATAAAGAAACTGACAATTTAAATAAACCATATTGTTCTATATAAGTTTCTCCATTTTTCATTTTTCTATCAATCTTTTTCCATTCAATTGCTCTATTTGTTTCTTTATTAACCCATATTTTTGCTGGAGCAACACCATAAGTCCCAAAAGTTTTTATATAAACACCTTCACTCATAATAAAAAAAAATAAACTAATCTATAAAAGTTCCATCTTCATTTTTATTTATTTCCTATTTAATAGTAACTTCTATTGCTTGTTGTATTTTTTCTTGTTTTGGTTGTTCTTTTTTTATTTGTATTTTTCCTTCCATTGTTGCTTTTTCAAATGCTTCAACAATTCCTGTTGTGAAAAATACACCTTTTGCATCTGATGCTAAAACACCTTTTCCATAATGTGAAGCGGAAAATTTTAAACCAACTTTAATACCTTTTTCTAAAATTCTCTCTTCTTTATCAATAACACAAGGAACACAATATTCTCTTTTGTATTGTTCGCCAATTTTAATAAAAGTATTATTTAAAGTTTCACTTAAATATTTTTTAACTCTATAAATAAATAAATCATCTTTTAAAGTGCTTTCTTTATTTTGATTTTCAATAATACTATTAACTACTTCATTTTTACAATTTTCAATCGCTTTATAAAAAGTGCTTTTAAAAACTGATTGCATTGTTTCTTTTTGTTTTTCTGTAAGTTGCAAATCATTTGAAAAAAATTGTTTTTCTATAAATTGCCTTTCAATGTCTTTTACAACATTATCAACCAATTCATTAGATGACAAGCATTTAAATACTTCATCTAATATTTGATTAGATGTTTCTGTCGCCTGTTCTGCAATAGATTTTTCTACTGCAACATTATATAATACTTCTACTCCCATAAAATAATAAAATAAAACTAAATATATAAATTTTATTTAAAAAAATTATTCATCTGCGCAAAAATCATAAATAGTAATTGAACCATTTGTGTTTTTTTGAATTCTTACAGCAACATCAACTTTTGGCTTTGTTCTTCCGCTTAGCCAATTATTCAAGGTACACCTTGTGATATTGTTTTGTTTGCAAAAATCACTTCTCGTTAAATTATTGTCTATTAAATAATTTGCGAAAACTTTATTTAATTTTTTAAGCAACATAAAAATGTGTTTTTTTTAAAAAAAAAATATTTTCTAATTGTCAAGTTTTTTTTATTGTTAATTGCTCTTTTCCATTTTTTTCTTGCTTTTTATAATCATTATGTTATAAAATAAGTGTAAAGTTTATGACAAACATTGAAAAAGCAAAGGAGTTATTAAAGACAATGAATGAGAGTGAAAGATTGGAGTTAATAAGATTATGTAATGTTGAAAACACTAAATTAAAGATTGATAATATTTATTTACAATTTAACAATAATCATCATTGTCCTTATTGTAATAGTAATAAAATTAAAAAGAATGGTAAAGCATTAGGTAAATATCCACAATTTAAATGCAATAATTGTAAAAAAAACTATTCAACAAAAACAAACACTATATTTCAGGGAACACATAAAAGTATTATTGTTTGGCAAGAATATATTGAATTATTTAGTCAAGGTAAATCGTTATCTTATATTGCAAAAGAGCTAAATATGAATATTAAAACTGCTTTCTATTGGAGACACAAAATATTAAAGGTTTTAACTAAAAAAGATGATAATGATAAATTAGGAGGTATTATTGAAGCAGACGAGACATTTTTTGAGGAAAGCCAAAAGGGAGCAAGAAATGTAAAAGGAAGAGATGCAAGAAAAAGAGGTTATACATCTTATAGTTATACAAAGAAAAATAAAGTTTGTGTATTAACAGCAATAGATAGGAACAAGGCAAGTTTTACAAAACATGTTGGAATTGGTGGTTTAGAAAAAGATGATGTTATGCTCTTACAAAGACATTTAGTTAAAGATAGTGTGTTAATAACAGATGGAAATAGAACTTATAGAAATTTACACGATATTAAATTAAAATCATTAAAGTTTGGAAAACCTGAAAACAAGGTTTATCATTTGAATACTATAAATAGTTTTCACTCACATTTAAAGAAATTTATGATTAGATTTAATGGTGTTGCAACGAAATATTTAGATTATTATGTTGAATATTTTAAGAATATTAAAGATAATATAGACATATTTACTGCATTATTAAATAATGCTTGTTATTGTAGAAATATTGATATAAGAAATAAGAGAGTTTGTTTTGAGAGAATGAAGTTTTAGTTTAAAACAATAATTCAATTATATCACATTTAAATTTACACTCATTATTTTTTTGGTTATTTTTTAATATCAAAATTTCATTATCGGTTATTTCTTTTAATATTTTTTGACAATCACCTTTTTCGTATTCTTTAAAAATTTCTTTAAAAATTTTCAAATATTCTTCGTCATTTAGTGGTTTTTTAAAATGCTGTTGTATCTCTAATTTATTTTGTAATTCTTTGCATTTTCCGTCAAAATGCATTGATAAAAAATCTTCAAAATTCATATAGCTATATTTAATATCTATTTTTGCTTTATTTCTTTTCTTATTTATTGTTTCTATATTTGTTATTATGTTTTTTTGTTTGTCATTATACAATATATCTTTATCAAGCCAGACGTAAATTGCATCTGGTTTTGATTTTGAAAATTCCTTAATATAAGTTTTAAGATTTTTTATATCAGTATTGCCCGATAATGTTTTAATGATTATTTGTTTACCTATATTATTGTCTCTAAAATATCTATTTATGATTGTTAGATAACTTTTTTCGCTCTTTCCTTCACATATTATGTAATAATTTATCATAAAGTAATATAAGGAATACCGCCATATTCACCGTTCATATATTGTTTGGAAAAATCAGTTATATTTCTTACACCTTTAATTTTATTTAATATTTGTATTGTTGTTCCTGTTTTTGTCGTATTGTTAAAAATATAAATTTCAGTTTTCCTTAATTCATTCATAATTTCTATACAATGTGTAGTAAAAAATAATTGCGATTTTTGAGAATTATATTGTGTTGTTTTAAACATCTTTATTAGAGATTTTACCAATAAAGGATGTAAAGATTTTTCAATTTCATCAAAAAATATAACTTCCCCTTCTTTTAGAGCTTTTAACCAAAAACCCAATAATGAAAATAAAGTTCTCGTTCCTAAACTTTCTTCTTTTAAATTAAATTCAATCAAATCTCCGTTTATATTTTTATGAAAAGTTTTAACTTCATTATCTTTTTTAACTTCAATTTTAACATTCTCTTTTTCAATTCTATCTATAATTTCTTGTTCTTCTGTGTATTCTGCTTTTACTATTTTATTATCAAGTTTATACAAACAATTTATAATTTCCTCAAAACCACCTTGCTTAATACTTACTGAATTTGGAAATTGATTGGTATAAAATATTTTTATTTTTCTAACTACAAAATTATAAAAACCAGTCGCCTCTTTTATTAAATTTTGATAATTTTTAGATAATATTTTTAAAAATGTAATATTTTGTTTATTATTGTTAATGCAAGAAAGTTTAAATTTTTCTTCTAATTCTTTGTTATTTATTTTGCCATTTTCTGTTTCAAAAATAGTTTGATTATTTACTACAAATTTTTCTCTTACTATTTGTTCTTCATTATATTCAATAGTATAAATACAATCTTTTTTATCAATAATCAATTCAAGTTCAAATATAGTGTTTTTATTTTCTAAATCGTTTAATCTATAAGGATTAAAGAGTTTAATATTGTCAAAAACCAATATTTGTTGCAATGTTGATATTGCATTTAAGATGTTAGTTTTTCCACTTGCATTTGCACCGAAAAAAGCACCAACTGGTATAAGTTTATTTTTTGCATTTGCTTGATGATAATAAATTTCTTCATTTTCTTTTGGATTATAACCATTTGGTTTTCTTTCATTATATGAAAAATCCAAATCAATATCTATAATTGATTTAAAATTGTGTATTTTGAACCTTTTTATCATAAAAAAACACAAAAAATAAACAATATTTTAATATTTATGGAAGACATAAACATTTTTTTTGTTTATATTGAACAAACTATAATCTAAAAGTCAAGTATTTAGAGCGAGTTTTATGTAAATCTTCACTCTCTTAAATTTGATAAAAATTATCATAATTTTTATGTGAAAAAAAGATTATAAAAAGCAAGAAAAAAATGGAAAAGAGCATTGTTAATCGCTATAATTAAAAATAAGCTTGCTATTTATATCACAATCTATAAATAAAAATTATGATATTTTTTTTGAAAATTTATTTTGATTATTGGCGAACTTTGTTAAAAATCAACTTGTGCATTTTTTGCACAGCTTCAAGTTTGAATGTTTAAAAAAATAAGTTTTGTTATATGAGTGAAGATGTGATATCTTATAATTACAAGATAAAAGATGTTTTAGAGAGACAAAACAAAAATGGTTACAATGTTTTTTCTGCTTTTTCTTGTATAGGTGGAAGTTGTATCGGCTATAAACTTGCTGGATTTAATGTTATAGGAATAAATGAAATAGACAAAAGATTAGTAGATGTTTATAAGAGAAATTTTGATGATTGTAAATATATATACAATCAAGATATAAGAGAATTATTAAATTTAGCAAAAGAAAAAAAACTTCCGCAAGAATTATATAATTTAGATGTTTTTGATTGCTCGCCTCCTTGTACCCCTTTTTCAATTGCAGGAAAGATGGAAAAAGGATGGGGGAAAGAAAAGAAATTTGCAGAAGGACAAAAAAAACAGACATTAGATGATTTAGCATTTATAGCATTAGATTTGATAAAAGAATTACAGCCAAAAGTAGTTGTTTTAGAGAATGTTATTGGATTGTTGTTTGATAAATGCAGTTATTATAAAAACAAAATATTAAAAACATTTAATGAAATTGGTTATAATGTTGATATATATAAAATATCTTGTGCTGATTGTGGTGTTTGCCAATTAAGACCAAGATGTTTTTTTATTGCAAGTAGAAAAGATTTGCCTTTTTTATTAATAAAAATAATTAAAAAACAACATATTATTTTTGGTAGAATAAAAGAACATAATATTACTGATGAAAATTTATATAAATTTAGCAATGCATTAGAAAAAACTATACAATATTACACATTTGGTGAAAAAAATTTAATTAATGCTTTTAAAAAAGCAACTGGAAAAGATGGTTATTTTAGTTATAAAGTACATTTAGACGATAAAATATGTTTTACATTAGCAGGGGACATAATACGCGATCATTTAACAATAACAGATGACAAAAAATTAAGAAAATTAACAAACACTGAATTATTAAAAATAAGTGGTTTTCCATTAGATTTTAATTTTATTTCAAGGCAAGAATATAATTATTTAAAATATGTAGTGTCGCCAATTGTTTATGAATTATATGGGAGGCAAATAAAAGAATATTTAGATAAAATAAAATAAACTTGTATATTTTTTTAAAAACCATTACAATGAGAAACATTATAGTTTTTCCAGTCAGCAGTAATTATTTCCATTTTGGAAATAGTTGAATCATCAAATTAACTGCTCTCTAAAATGATATCGTTTGCATTTTTTTTTTATAGTTTATTATTAATTATGAAAGTATATAAAAATGGTACAGAAACAACAGGGACTGAAATTGTTGTAAATGATGAAGATATTTTTAAATATACAGGAAAAGGACAAAATGAACTGTTTGAAGTTAAAGCAGGAGAGACAAAATATTTTATTGATATTAATGGTGGCGAAAAAACACAAATAAATATAATATCAACACCAACTGATGAAATTTCTATAGATTTAATAAAAGCAGTTAGTGTAAAAGATGGTGAAAAAATATTTTTCACATCAGATGCACAAAATTCAAAAAATGGAGATAATAATTCTTTTGTAAATCAAGATATTTATACACCACCTGATTTTTTAATTTTTGGTTTTTCAATAACAAATAATAGTAATAACGATATTTTAATCAAACCTTTAACAACAAGTATTGGTATAAAAAATAATTAAATATGGCGATAATCAATATTATTGATAATTCTTTGATTGCAAGTTCAGGAAGTGGTAGTGGTGGAGGAACAGTTATTAAAGGAATAGAAGCGCAAATTGTTCCAGTTTTACCGCAAAATCCAGCTAAAAATACTTTCTATTTAGTAGGAAATGACACCGATGGATATTCATTGTATTATATTGATAAAACAGGGTATGAGGCAAAAGTAAGTAATTTTGATATTGATTTATCAACTTATATTCAAGAAACACAACTTGACAACATAACTTTATTGATGAACCAACAAAATAAAGTTATTTCAGCAATTCCAATTGTAAATGTAAATGCTTTACCAGAAAGTAATATAAATGAAAATATATTTTATAAATTAGCAACAACAACGGAAGGAACGACAACTTATTCAATATATTTTAGATTAAATGGAGAATGGAAGCAAATTGGCGAGAATTTGGGAGATATTGATTACGAGTCAATGGTAATCAATAGGCCAAAAATAAACAATGTTGAATTGATAGGAAATAAAACAACAGCACAATTATTATTATCTTATGTTGATTTATTAAATAAACCTTCAATAAATAGTGTTGAATTGACAGGCAACAAAACAACGGCCGATTTAAATATATCTTATAATGATATAAACGACAAACCGAAATTATGCAATGTTGTTTTACAATCAAATAAAGTTTTAACAGACATAATAAACTCTCCTGATAATACAATTATAATCGGCGACAATTCAATACAAGTTTCAAATGTTATATTTTATACTAAATCACAAGTTGATAATTTAGTTGCAGGTATTTCATCAACTTATATTGTTGCTTCATTACCACAAAGTCCGGCAAATAATACTTATTATTTAGTTGGAAATGATAACGACGGATATATACTTTATTATTACGATACACAAGGAAATAGAGCGGAGGTTGGAAGTTATACACTTGATTTAAACGATTATTTAAAATATACAAATATTGACGGCCAAACGATAACTTGGGATGCGACAAATAAGCAAATTTCAAGTAAAGCAATAATTGATGTTGAAGAATTGCCAACAACAAGCATTAAATCAAATGTTTTGTATAGATATAGTGGAGTTTGTTATCAATATGTAAATAATACTTGGAAAAAAATAGGTGGTGCAATAGAAGTTGAAGAAATAACAATTCAAGCAAATAAAACAGGTTATTCTTTTACGAATAAACTTGAAAAAAATAATGTTATTATTCAATTGATATTGCCAAATGGTTCATCGGCAGAAGCAAACTATACAATAACAACATCAACAATTACTATATGGTTTAGTGCTGATGCGGTTGCTTCATACGTTGGTTCAGTTATTAAAGTAGTTTATTGTTAATTTTATGGTAAAATATTTAGGTGAAATAAATAGTGATTTTGATTCAGTAAATAAGAAATATGTTGATGAAACTTTACAAAATGATTTTGAGTTTAAAGTTTTTCAACAAACATTTTCACAATCAGATGTGAGTTCGTTTGATAAATATGTATCAATAGAAGAAGGATGGACACCATATGGTTTTTTTACAATAGGAACAGAAGGAGCAGTTGGTTATGGTTATCAATCGTATCCAACCGAATTAACTGCAAACAATACTGTTAGATGTCGTGGATGGTGCAATGTCAATGGTGGGCAACAAATAAGAATATGGGTTCCTTGTTATCGTAAAAGAGTTGCAAAAAACTTGCTCGCTTATACAACGAAAGATACTTTATGGAGTGGTAATTCCACAGGGAGTTATACTTGTAATTTATCGCAATCTTGGAAAGATTATGATTATTTAGATTTTAAATTTACTAATGGAGGCAATAGAATATGGAGAAGAATACAAGTACCAAGTTTAATTGAAATGTTAACAAATGGAGGACAATTACTGGAGCCGATTGGATGGAATGGTGAAGATAGAAGATTGATAATATACAAAGCAGGCACAACTAATAAAACATTGAAAATGAATTTAAATGGAAGTATATATCTTCAAGAAATCATAGGTTATAGAGTAGTGCCGGAAAAAGATTTAGGCGGGAATGTTGTTGTAAAACAAATTATAACTGGTAGATGTGATGGAAGTGGATATTTTAAAGATAATAATTCTAATCCAATAACTTTGCCAGCAGGAAAAGTATTGTTGTCAGCGAGACCTTGCACTCTTGCCGAAGGTCAATCAAGTTCTTTTTGGAATGTTTTAAAAAACTCTGGCTCAAAAGTAATACCATTATACAACCCTTCTGATAGCAATACCAATGCTTGGAGCATACTATTAAGAGGTTGGGATGATAGTAATAATTATGCTAATATAACTGGTATTAAAATGGAAATTGCATATGCTTAAAAAAGAGTTTAAAAAGATATAGTTATGAGTGATGTAACTGGAGAAAATTATATAGCACCTTTTAGATTTTTAGGTTATCATTGTGAATATAATTGTTTTTCAAATATTGATAATTTTAATGAATATTGTTTTGGAATTTTACATTTTTATAGAACAAATGGTATATTCCAAAGGATAATAAATATTCCAGCTGAAAATGCAACAAGAAACGGTATCACTGTTAATGCTATAAATCAAATAGAAATAGAAAAAAAATTAAATGAAATAAATTATAAAAAATATTTATCACAAATGATTAAATTAACAAAATTATTTGGTGCTTGCCTTGTTGTATTTAATATTGATGATGAACAATATAAAGAAAATGATTTGTTGAATGGGAAAAAAATAATAGACCATTCAAAACCTGTTGAATTTGAAAAAATAAAAGATGTTTCTTTTTATCATATTTACCCAATAAATGAATTTGAAATTGTTTTTAACGATGAAAAAGTTTTTGATTTTGATTATTTTATAATAAAAAATATAGAAGATAAAACAAAAGAAAAAAAAGAAGAAGATAAAGAAAAGTATTTAATACATAAAACAAGAGCTTTTTTTGTATCAAATGATGATATTTTTGATGATTGTAGAAATATTTATAATTTTGCAACAAGTGATTTTTTTAGATGTTTTTTGCCAATCACAAGATTAGAACAAGTTTTAGAAAGTTGTACAGCAGATGCACAAAATTCACAAACTGGAATTTTTAAAGTTAATTTAAATGATGATTTTGATTATACAAAAAATTTTGACGAAGAAGACAGGCTAAAAAGAGAATTACAATTAAAAATAAATGCAATACAATTATCAAGAAAACATAAAAATATAGCAGTTATAGATAAAGAAGAAGAGTATAAAAATGTGAATGCCAGCTTAAATGGTTTTGGATCTATAATAGAAAATTTAAGAAAAGATGTCGCTTCTTGCAGTGTTGTTTCCATGGCTGTTTTATTTGGGGAAAAACAAAGTGGGTTATCAAATGATGGGTCAAAAGATTTAGAAGTTTTTTACAATATGATTCAAGGAGAACAAGAGAAATTTTTAAGAAGTATTTTAAATTATTTACTTAAACTTATAAACTATTCTATTATAAATAATAAAGTTATAGAAAGAAAAACAAAAATAGAAACAAAAAAAGAAAATAAAAGTTTGATTGCAAAAATTAAAAATTTTTTAACAGCACCAGTTGACGACTTTAATATTTACACACTAAATAAATATTCTAATAAAATAAAAGAAGACAATATAACTTTTGAATTTAATAAATTATGGCAATTAAGCGAAACAGAACAAGTTGAAGTAAGAGCAAAATATGTTGAATTGTTTGATAAACTTGTCTCAATGAAAGTTTTATCTCCTGATGATGTAAAAAAACAAAATGAATTAAATTTTGCTTTTGGTTTTAATGATTTTAACAATAGGTCAATAGGCGATAACAACGATAAAAAAGGAGATAAAGAAGACAAAAAAAATAAAAATGAGGTCGTTTGACAATAAAAAAATAATGTTAAATGTTTAAGTGTTTTTATTATGGATGAAGTTAATAATAATGAAATAACTAATAATAACAATAAAATAAACAACAACAATGATAACAAAAATAATATCATTATTACACAAAGCAAAACACAATCACAAGATAATAATGTTGTTAATAATAACAATAATGATATTTTAAAATATCAAGGTGAAATAGATGTTTTAAATGCAAAATTAACAGAACAAAAAAAACAATACGAAAAAATGCAACAAGATATGGAAAGAATGGTTGAAGAACAAGAAAAAAATAAAATTCTTTCTCAAATAAAAACATCTTATTTGAAATATGATAATAAAGATAATTCAGTGTCTTCATTAGACATAATGAAACAAGTTATTAAAGAAAATTCAAATATTGATATTGAAAACAAAGGAAAAGGATATATTGAAGGTGTTTTTGAGGCAATTTGCAAACAAGGTAAAGAAAATTTTGATAAGCAAACTGCTAAAAGTGATTTACCAATAAATGATTTATCTAAAAACGAAAAAGAACCAAAAGGATATCTAAATACAGCAATGAAACGACCTGCTGTATAATATTTGTTTTATTTTTAGTTTATGGCGTTAGTTAGATTAGGTTTTGCAAGAGTTGTTAAAAATGATGGTATTTATGGCAACAAGGAAGCAGGTGAGAACAATTTAAGAACTGGACAGGTTGTTAAATTAAACCAAAATGGTCAATTAGTAAAAATTTCTGCAGATGATTCTAATAATATTTTTGGTATAATTTATTATGGACAATACCATGTACAAACATTAAATGGTTTAGAAAAAACTGGAAAATATGAAGTTGAAAATTCAGGTGTTGTTGTAAAATCAACTGATTTAGAATTTGATAGTTTTAATAAAGGAAACGCGGTTAATTATATTCAAAATGGACCAGTTGAAGTTTTAGTAGAAGCTGATGTTTTAGCTGGCGATGATGTTTATTATAACCCAACAACAGGATATTTTACAAATAGTTCAACAAACACAGTAAAAGTTGGGAAATCTAAATTTATGGATAGCGCAAGTAATGGCGATGGTGTGCTTATAAATTTTGTTTTATAGTAGTTTTATTTTTTTATTTATGGCTAGTTTAATAAGTGATGTTGTAAAAGCAAGTTTTTCAGAAGTATTAAATTTAGATTATATTTCTAAAATTGCATATAGTTTGGAGGCGATAGATTTTTTTGATTTATCAAATCGTATTGTTTCTGCAAATGAATCTGATGGGACACGTTTTTCTACTGAATTGATAGATAGAGACAACCAAGTAGCTCATCACACAAAAGAAGGGAGTAGAAATTATAAACAAAATTTACCACTTCAAACAAAACAAATTACACAATCTTTTTTTAGATTAGGTTTAATGCAATCTTGGACTTTAAGCGATGAAGAAAAAATATCAAAAATTTATGATAAATTAAAAGGTTTTGGTTCGTCAAACAATGATATTTTGGAAAGTGTTTTATCTGATTTTAAATCACCAAGAAAAATGGTTGAACATATTTTTAGAGGCGTAGATCGTTTATGTTGGTTTGGTTCTGCAAATTACGATAAATTACAATCAAATCCTGCAATAACTGAAACAACTGATCCAAGTTTGACAACAAAGGCCAATCAAGGTGATGTTGCAACATTTGGTGTATTTACACATCCAGAAGTTGAAAGAATTATATCTCCATATACAATTTCACAGCTGGAAGGTTTTTTAAATGTTATAAAACAACAAAATACTTTAATGTTGCAAAACACAAATAAAGAAATAAATAAAATAATATTACCTGCTGATTTGGATGTTGTCCATGTTTATCAACTGGCTGGTGAATCAAAAACATTATTAGGACATATAAAAGATGTTATGCCACAAGCTGATATTAGATTATCACATACATTATCAAGGCATGGTATAGATGGTTGTATTGTTTGTCATGTTGATGCAAATAAAAACGATAGAATGTTCGGATGTGTTGTTTCTGATGTTAGGGTGACAGATGAAAGTATATATATGGATTCAAAAGAACGTGGAACGTATGCTATTTGCGGTGGTTTTGAAGTTAAAAATCCAGATGGTATTAAAATAATAACAGGTATTAAATAGTTTTATATGACAGAGGAAAAGAAAAATTTTGTTGTTGAAGTAAAAAACAACTATCATAATGATTTAAATTTTGCTGATTATAATGTTGTTATTAAAAAAGGTTTAACACATAAATTCTTATTTCAAAAAGAAGAAAAGAGAAAAGAATTTATTGAAAGAATAAATAAAATTAAATATTTTTCTATTGTTAAACAAGAACAACCAAAAGAAGAGGCAAAAGAAGAAAATGTTAAAGAAAAACAACAAGAACCTCAACAAGAACAACCAAAAGAAGAGGCAAAAGAAGAAAATGTTAAAGAAAAACAACAAGAACCTCAACAAGAACAACCAAAAGAAGAGGCAAAAGAAGAAAACTCTAAAAAAACTTCTAAAAAAAAATAAAAAACAGTTATTGTTATGTCTGGAATAAATGATGATGAAATTGATATCAATAATCCAGACAGCAACAATAATGAAAATCAAAATAATAATGAAGACAACAACGAAAATAACAACAATGATATAAATAATAATTCAAATGAAAATCAACAAGAAGAAACACAAAATCAAGAAAATGACAATGAACAATTAGATTGTGAATGTCAATATTGGAAAAATCATATTGAAGAAAATTCAAACGAATTTAATATTTTTGAAAATTGGATCTTAAAGGCAATGAAATTAAAAGTTCCAGAATTTATAAGTTTTATAGAAGATAATGAAAATTTTGATTTAATAAGATTAACAATTCAAGAGACAATAAATGAAGTAAATAGCGATTTGTTTATTATTAAATTAAGAGAATGTGTAAAAGAATATCAACCATCACAAAACATAAACATACCAAATGAATTGGCATTTTATATTATGTTTATCACACAAAGAGAAATTGTTAAAAATCATAAAATACCTGTTTATGATGCAATAGAATTAAGAGAAGCTTTTGTTTATTACATTGCTAATATATTTAAATTAAGAGAAGAAGCCGAAGATATGGCAGTTGGTGGTATTTTAACAAGGAAAAAGTCAGGTGCTGTTGAAATACAACCTTTTAAAATTGCAGGTGGCAATTTAACAGACACCATATATATATTTAAATATAAAGAAATTATAAAAAGAAGACAAAGAATACATAGACAATATATTATAACAAATAATTGTTGCAAACATAATTGTTTCTATGGTTGGTGAAAAGGATATTTTTAATAAATTTGAACAAATAAAAAAAACAATAGAAGAAGTTAAAAAATACAAAATATGTATTGGTTTTTTAAACGATAAAAGTAATGAAAGAAAAGACACAAATTTAACAAATGCTGAAATTGCAATGAAAAATAATCTTGGCGTTGGTGTTCCAACAAGACCTTTTTTTACAACAACAATGGATGACAATGCAAAGAAATACACCGACAAAAATGCTAAAAAGATAATAGATAATATTGTTCAATGCAATAAAAATAAAGTTATTGAAAATTATGAAGATATTTTATCGCGAGGAATAGAAGATGTTAAACAATCAATAATTGATTGGAAAATTCCAGCAAACTCACCTCAAACTATTAAAAGAAAAGGAAAAGATGACCCATTAAGAGACACCGACCAAATGCTTAACGCTGTTGGTGGAAAGGTTTTAAAAAAATAGTTTATGATAGATCAAGAATATAGTGAAATTAAAAGAATTGATAGTTGGAAGCAATTTAGAAAAGAATTTAAAAAAGATTTTTTACGACCATTAAAAATAAGAAGATTTTGGCAAAATCCAAATGAACCCGGATATCAAAAACGATATTATAAAGATTTTGAAGACAAAAAAGGAGAGAATAAATATATCGCCTGTTTAATCCCTTCAAGAACAAATTTATCAACAAAAACTGGTATTAGTGAAGTTGAAAAAACAGAAGGTTTAAAGGATAAAAGTTTAAATTATATTTTAATTACAGATTTAATTTTATTAAACAATGAAGGTGAAAAAGGATATACAGATTTAGTTTTTTTGGATAATCAATGGTGTAGGACTGTAATAAATCAAAGATATAATATTGTAATCCCACATTTTGAATATCAATTAGAAGGTTTTGTTGATAATAATATTAAGTTTATTAAAGATGAATAATATGACAGAAGAAATTTTTATTACTTTACAACATTATTTTTTTGATTATTGTGTTGATAAAAATTTTATCAGTTCAATAAGCCGTGTTGCTTGCGAAGAAGATGATTTATTAACATTTGATTTAATTGGTAAAGGAGATGTTTTACAAATAAGCACAGTTGCAAGTAAAAATATGTATATTCAATCCGGAATAGAAGAAAGTTATAAAAATGGGGAACAAACTAAATATAAAGATATCATTGAAGAAAAATTATTTATTAAATACTATGGAAAGTTTGCAGAAAACAAATTAAGGAATATAGTAACCAAAAAAAGACATACTGGGAGTGATGCAAATTTATATTTAATCAATAATAATTTATGTTTAAATTATGAAAAAAATATAAGAAATATAAAAATTAAAATAAATGAAAATTTTGTTAATTGTGCCATTGTTGAAGCGAAAATAAGATATAAAGTGGTATCGCTTGACGATAAAAATTATAATAAAATTATAGATACTGAAAATGTAATTAAAAATTAAAATATGGCTGGAATAAATGATTTGATAAAAGTTAATTTTGATATTAAAATTGTTAATTCTTCACCTGAAATTTGGAGAAAAATTTTGTTGATTGGAACAACAGACACTGGAATGCCTGATGGTTTTGGAACAATAGGTGGTGAAAAACAATTAACAAAGGAAGTTTCAAGTATTGAAGATTTGGACGATCTTGGTATTTCTAAAAATTCAATAGTTTATAAAACTTTTGAAACTTTTAAACAAAACTGCGATGACAGTTTAATACTTGGTTTAGTTGATAATACAATAAGTGAAATTCCTGAAGGTGAAAATGACCCTGTTGAACGAGATGATTTTAAAACATCGTTGAATAATATTTATAATCAAAATAGTAATTTTTATGGTGTTTTTCCTATATATATTGATACAAAATCAGCTTATGAAATTAAAAAAACAAATCAAGATGTTGCCGAATGGTGTGCTTCACATATTGCTATTGCAAAGCTGCAAACAAGAGAACCAAATGATTTATTACAAGAAACCACTGATGATATAGCAAGTGTTTTAAAAGCAGAATCAAATAATAGTTGTTATATTGATGTTGATTTAGCGAATACTGAAAATAAATTCGCATCTATTGCTAATTTTACAAAAGCAATTTTCTCTACAAGAGGTCAATATGATTTATCTTGGAAAAAAGATTTTGTTGGCTATGAAGTAAGCAAATTAACACGCATGCAAGAATCAGTTGCGGACGATAAAAATATTAGTTATTATAAATTATGTGAAGACAATTTAAATGCTTATTTCTTTGGTAAAACACCATTAGGAATGTCAGCTTGTGTAAAAATGGATGTTGATTATGCGACATTAAAAATAAAACAAGCATTAACTTCATTTTTTAGAAATAGCGACAAAGTGCCAAATAATATGGCAACACAACAAGTTATTGAAAATACAATAAAAGAAGTTTATAAACAAATGCTTGGTGAAGGAGTTTTTGAAAAAACAACAAGACAAGATATAGCAGATAAATATTTTTCTGGTGATGTTAGTAAAGTTAAAGGTTGGGATGAAGGAAATGGTTGTGCTTTATATATGCCAGATATAACAGTTCCAAACAATGTTGTGGATGGAATTTATAAAGGAATTATATTATATGTAAGAATAAATGGAGTTATTTATGGATTAAATGTAAATTGTAAAGGCATTATAAATGTTTAGTTTTAATTGATTGTTTTATGGCTATTGAATTGAATGAAGAAGATATACAATATAATTGTGAAGATGTTGTGATAACTTTAAATGGGATTAAAATTAACGGTTTATCTTTAAAAGATAATAGTATAAGGTTTAAATATGACCAAACAAGATATAATATATATGAATTTATAAATAATGCTATAATTGGTGTTTTTACAAACTCAAAAATAGGAACTTGTGAAATTGATACTTTTGCATTATCAAAATTGGTAAAAAATTTTATATCAAGCGTTTTAGGAAAAACACAAAATATTTTAATAATTTCTGTCCCAAAACATATGACAATAACATTAACTGCCGCAGGTGTTTCAGATTTAGGGACAATTGCAATAGGAACTGCCCCAAACGAACAAACGATAACATTAAGAGGTAGATTAGATATTGTGCCAATTGGAATTTAATTTTAAACTATATGAATTTTTATTATTCAAGATTGCAGATAGACGAGATTGAGGAAATTATTAAAAATTTTAAATCAGAAAAAGCAGGAAATATTTTTTTTGAACAAGAACCTTTAAAATTTTTAGATTTTTATATTCAAGATTGTATAATGCAATCATCAAGAAACTTGGAAAGTGCAATAAAATATTTTGATAAAGCACATATTTTCTTAAAAAGAAAAGATGATAACAAAGATGAAAATATGAATTTTGTTTTATGCGAAGATTTGCACGAATGCAATAAAAATATAAGAATAAGTTTTAATGATTTAGATTTAAAGTATAAAAATATTATAACACCTTTTAATTTTGAATTTATTTCTCAACTTGTTGCTTTAACAAGTGGTTTTGGAAAAATTTATACAATAAAAGAAGATAATAACAAAACTTCGGACGAGGAAATAACTTATTTAATAGAAACTTACACTGATATAGATGATATATCAAAAATAGATAAATGGATGACTAATACATATGAAGACAAAGATTTTCCAGAAAAACCAATACAAACTGATATTTTAAAAATTAAAAAAATGCCTTTTAAAAAATTATTAGAATTAAAGCAATATTTTATTAAAGTTTTAACTGGAAAGTTAGATTTAGTTGATGATGATTTTATAAAAAAATATTCTCAATATATTACTTTTAATAATCAACCTTTTTCCATTGCAGATGTTTTGCAGACAAGAGGTGCCATAAGTTTGATTTATAAAATTTTGTATTTATCAATTCATTTTTCTTACTTTCAAGGTAAAAAAAAAAATCAATTTTTGATGGGATTAGAACAAATATACCAATAGAAGATAGGGAAGAAATATTAAAAAAATTAACTAAATTTATTGAAGATGAACCTTTTTTGGAAGATTTATTACCTTTTAGATATTTAATAAAAAATGGTGTGATTACTTTAAAAGATTTAGAAACAAAAACTTTTGATGAATTGCAAACAATTTTGCAAATATCAGAAATACCAGCATATGAAGAATATGTTATTTGTAAAAATAATGAAAAAAGAAATAGTTTAAAAAAGTAGTATATGGATTTGGGCGATTATGTAGCATATATTTTTTTTAAATATGATGAAAGTGGCGTTAAAAAAGCAAAACAAGGTTTAAAAGAGGTAGATAAAGAAGCATCAGACCTTGAAAAAACATTAGGAAAAGTTTTTAAAGCATTTACAGCGGGACATGTGGCTGTTTCTACAATGAATTATATTAAAAAAGGTTTTGTTGAGGCGACGGCAGAAGCACGAAAATTTGAATTTGCATTATTAGATATTAAAAAAGTTCATCCAGAAATTAATTTGTCAGTCGCAAGAAAAGAAATAATGGAAGTCGCTAAAGTTGCACCAGGGAAAAATATATCAGACGATATAACAATGGCATATAAAAGGGCGATACAAGAATTTAACGATCCGAAGATGATAAGTGATGTTTTAAAAATGTCAGAAAAACAATCAATAGCTTACGATATGAGTGTTGATAAAACTTTAAAAACTTTAGGTATTCTTGATACAAATTTTATGAAAAACAAACAAAACGCAACAGTTGATGAAAGATTATCTTTTTTGCATAACGTTGGTAATAAAGTTGCTTTTTCACATCACAATTTCGGTAATGCTTCAGTAGAAGATATATTGTTCGCATTGCAAAAAGGTTCAGGTATTTTAACGACATCAGGACAAACAGAAGATTTAGGTATAGCAGTAACTACATTGTTAATAAATTCAGGCGCAAGAGCAGAACAAGCAGGGAATGTATTTAAAAGATTTTATAATAGATTAACAAAAGGTGTTGATGAGCAAGGGAGACGTATAACCGGTTCTGATAGATTTTTTGAAGCAATTGGTATAAATAAAAAAGATTTAGAAAATACAATGAAAGTTAATGGAGATGATGCTTTTTTGACTGTTTTGTCTGCAATGAATAAGTATTTAAATAGATTTGAAGAAGGGCAAAAAGCTTATCAAAAACAAAAAAGTGGTGGGCAATTAACTGAACTTGAAAAAGAACAATTAAAATTTTTTAGACAAAACACAACATTAAACAAAATACTAACACCTTTTGCGGGAATGTATGTTGTTGAAGATATAGCTAAACTTGCAAGGGATTATAAAAATTTACAAAAATTATATAATGTCATGAGGGGTGTTTCTGATAATTATGATGGTAGAAAATTCCACGATAAATACTATGAAAATGCTTATAATATTAAAATGGCTTCAACTCAAAAGATGATGGAAGCGTCAGACACTGCAAAACAAATTGCTTATATAAATATTGGTGAAGAATTTTTGCCAATGATGAGAGGTTTTTATGCATTAAAAAAAAGTTTTTATGAAGGGTTAGGAGAAAATTTTAAAACTCCAACAAAAGAAGAAATGGATTCACTTATAGAATTTGCGAATATGACTGGCAAAGTTTTATCTACAATAGCAACTGTATTATTAAAAATACCAACAAAATTATTACAAGGTTTTAATATTAATACAAATCCAGAAGCCATGAACGCATTTATTAATAATAATATTAAAGATAGTCAAGTTTTTGCTGATAAATGGGCAACAAGAATAAATGATTTTTTTGGTATAGAACAACCGCAAAAAGAAAGAGCGATGACAAGTTTTTATCAACCATCAAGAGATTTTAATGATTTTATTGGTAGAATACAAAATAATAATAGCACAATAAATAGTGGTGGAAACAAAAATATAAATGTTAATATAAATCAAAATAACGAATTTAATGGGACAAATAGTGAAAATATGACACAAATAACAAATGAAATTTTGAGCGCACTTGAAACTCAAATAAAACAAAGTTAGTTTTAATTGTTTATTATGGCGAATAGTTTAACTGGTTTATTAAGTGAAAAAATTACAGAATGGATTACAGGAAGAAAAATAGGAATTACTATAGGTGTTGATCCAAATGCAAAAGATGGTGAAAGAGGTGGGGAACTTTGGCCAGTACCAATTTTAGAAATAACAGGAACAAAAGAGGTTCAAATTTCACAATATTCAATGGAATATGGAAAAGTTTATACAGATAATATGATTTTTAAACCAAAAATTGTTGTTATGAAAGCATTATTAAATAATGGTATAATTTCTGATTTAGTTTCAAATGCAGTTTTAACTTTGCAAGATAGATTAGGGAAAGATTGGTTTAAAAATACTGTAATAAGTGGTTGTGAGAAAATACAAAAAATGCTTGAAGGGAATGTTGTTTGCGATATAACAACTTATATTAAGGTTTATAAAAATTTACATCTTTGCAAAGCACCGATAGTTGAAAATGTTGAAAACGACCAAAATAGTTTATTTATAACTTTATATTTTCAAGAATTACAATTATTCAAACCAGATACTTTAAAACTATCAAAACCTGTTCCAAAAAAAAGTTCACAAATAAGAAAAAAAGCAGTTAAAAAAAATGTTCCAAAAAAAACACAAGATGATATGAAATATTATAAAGTAATGCCTGACGGCAATTATTGTAAATGTATTTTTTAGTTTTATATGGAAGAAATAAATTTAAAAGATATTAAACAATCTGGTGATCAATTAGAAATATCAATTGATGGAAAAAATTATAAGTTTATATTTTACTATAACGATTGGTATGATTATTGGGTAATGGATTGTTATTTAGAAGATAGTGAAGAACCATTTTTAACCGGTATAAAAATAATACCATTTCAAGATATTTTTGGACTTTTTAGAGGAAATATTGAAAAAGTGCCAATTTCAATTATTCAATTTATAAATATAACCGACAATAATGCAAACATTGTAAAAAAAGACGATATGAAAGATGAAAAAGTAATAATGTGTGTTTTAACACAAGAAGATGTTTTAGAGGAATAAAAATGTATAGGTTAGAAAATTTTGGAAGATATTGTGTTTTAGAAGTTTATAGCGAAAAGAAAAACGAAGTTTCAACTTACAAAGGATACGCAAACAAAACTTCTCTTAATGATTTTTATGGTGCAAGAATTAAATTTTTAGTTCAAAAAACAAAAGAAAAAAACAATCTTCCTTATGCTCAAATAAAAATTTATAACACTGCGAATTTAGATGACAATTCTTCTACATCAAGCAAAATGTTAAAAAAAAATAATTTTGTCAGATTGTTTGCTTGTTACAGTGATGTTGAATTTAACAATTTAAAACCAATTTTTGAAGGAGAGATTATTACTGTCAAAAATGTTTATGATTCTCCTGACAATTATGTTATATTAGAATGTTATGGCGGGTTGCAAACAAGAGCTAAAAGGTTGCCATCTGTCTCTTTGCAAGGTCAGGTTTCAGTTGATAAATTATTATCAACATTGCAAGGTAAAATAGACGATATAGGTTTTTCATTGAATAAGCAAAGTTTAAACAAAATAGACCCAAATTTATCAACAAAAATACTTTCTTCTCGTGGTTTTTCTGTAAATGCGACTGACAATGTTAGCGGTTTTTTAGATAAATTTACTTCTTCAATTAGTTCATTTGACAAAAAAATAACTTGGTATTTTGATGATATACAAAAACAAATTATGTTTGCAAATTTAAAAAATGAAAAACCACCATTGGCGACAACCGGAATATTAGTTTTAGAAAGAGGTGTTAATTCTAAATTAATTGATAATTCAAGTATAGAAAGAATGAACAAAGAATTGTATTATCAAAAAGCAACAAATACACAAAAAACATTAACTCCGGAACAAAAACGACAAGCAAAATTAGGCAGATCAACTATTGGATATAAAAATAGTGTTGTTATCGCTTCTCCAATTATTCCAAATGTAAATTTAAATACAAAATGGAAATTAAAAGGTTATAAAGAAATTCCAAACAATATTTCATTAAATACTTTGAGATGGGAAGGAGACACACACGGGACAGGTGATGATTGGAAGTTAGAATATATTTTTACTTATGAGCGAAACGGGAATAATTGATATTGGGAAACCAATAAGGGAAAAAATAGAAGAAATTTTAAATTCTTCTTTATGTTATGAACCACAACCAGCAAAGATTATTGATTATGATTATAAAAAAAGATGCGCTACAATACAACCTTTATTAGAAATTCAAAGTTATAATGGCGAAAGTATAAAATTACAGCCAATAAGCGAAGTCCCTGTTTTTTTACCATCAACAAAAGAATTTACTTTCTCAATGCCAATTAAAAAAGATGATGAAGGTATTGTTATTTTTACAAAATTAGGTTATAACAACTGGTATGCAGGCGGTGGGTTACAACAAGAAGATATAGCATCAAGAGGAATACATAATTGTTTTTTTTTACCAGGTGTTTTCCATGGAAAAGTTGAAAATGATAAAATAGACAACGGGGATGATGTTATTTACGAATTTAAAGGCACAGAGATAAGATTCACAAAAGATGGCGAAATGTTTGTTAAAAATAAAAAAAACGAGTTAAAATTAAAAAAAAATGGTGGTGTTTATTTTCTTGCGAATGAAGTTGAATTGTTAAAATTGTTTGAAGATTTTGTTAATAAAGTTGAAAGCTCTTTTAAAGAAGTTTTTACACAGATTAAAAATGTTAATAATGAAGTAAAAACAATGGCTACAACATTATCATCAGCGCAATATGGCACACCTCCAGGACCAACAACAGCAACACCTCAATTGACTGCACAGGTTGTTCAAATAACAACGGAAATGATACAAAATGAAACAAAGGCAACACAAATTTCAACAGATATTAAACAAATTGAAAATGATGCAAAAAAAACACAAGGGAATTAAAGTATCGTTTGAATATAATATATTATTATTTTTATTAAAAATATATGAGCATAGATTTAAAACTTGATGAAAATTTAGATTGGGATATTTATGCCCCAAAAACACAAGTAGAAGGAAAAGAAAAAACTATTCAACAAGTTTTAACAACTTTAAATTTACAAAAAAATACTTGGGCTTATAACACAAATTTAGGAATTTTAATGAGAGAGTATATTTTAGGACAAAGACACCCTGATTATGTAAGTTTTTTTTCAAATTTATTAGATGAAATAAACAAAATAGAAGGTGTAAAATCATCTCAAGTATTAGATTATAGTATTGATAATAATGAATTAAAAATAGATATTGAAATAACTTTTAACGATAATACAAAACAGATATTAGAAGATAGTTTAAGTATTTAATATGGCTGATGAAGATTTTATAACAAAAAGTGGTGTCAAACTTTTATCTTTTGAAGAAGCACAACAATTATTAGAAGATAAACTGCAAGAAGGAGACGATAGGGTTGATTTAAACGATCAAAGTTTTTTATCAACTATTTTAAATGTTTTTGCCGATGTAAAAACAAAAATAAGAGGTTTTTTTTATAATTTATTATTAAATTTATATATACCAACAGCAACTGGCATTTTTTTAGATTATTTAGTTGTTTTCAAAAGTATTTTTAGAAAAAGCGCTCAAAATAGTTTTGTTAATGTTGAAATAAAAGGGGATACCAACACTGTTATTCCAATTTCAACATTATGTGTGAATAAAAAAGAAGAAGAGTTTTGGTGTTTGCAAGATTATACAATTAAACCTGATAGTGGTTATTGTGTTGAATGTGATATAGTTATATCAAATGTATTAAGTAATCAAGAATATTCGTTTTTTTTAAGTGGCAATAATGTTTTAGATCATAAAATTATCTATTATAGTGGTAATGGTGCGACTGAACAATCAATTTTAGAAGGTATTTTTGATGTTTTAGAACATGACACTTTATTTTTACAAATATGTACAGTTGAAAAACAAACAGGTAAATTGATAATTAGATCAAAAACATACCCTTCAAACCCCTTTACAATACAATTAGGAGATTATTTAAATTGTAATATCGCTACTTTATTGGTTAGATTTGTTGCAATAAATTCAGGACCAATTGATGTATCAGAAAATTCTATTTCATTGAAAAATAATATTGCCGGTGTCATGAGTGCAGGGAATACAAAAAATGGTGTATTAGGCAGAAATATAGAAACCGATCAAGAATTAAGAGAACGTTATAATGAAAATACAATAACTGAAATTGGAACTACACAAGCAATAAAAAGTGCATTATTAAACGAAGATATTATATCTGGTATAACTTTTTGCGAGGTTGTTAATACACAAATTGGTACATATAATGGCTATAAAGTTGTTGGTATTGAAGCTGTTGTTTATGGTGGGGAGGATCAAAAAATAGCACAAGTAATCTATGACAACAAACCAATAAATGTTTTTACAACTGGTAACACTATTACACAAGTAGTTGATAGTGAAACTGGTGAAAGTGTTGATATTTATTTTACAAGACCAGTCGGAATTTATATTTGGGTAAAAGTTGAAATTAGACAAGCGTTAGAAGGACAAATACCGGACAATTATGGAGAACTTATACAAGGTGGAGTTATGGAATATAGCGACACAATTACAACTGGTGACGATGTTAATGTTGTTTATTTAAGGAATAAAATTGTTAATAAATTAAAAGGTCTTGGTTATATTGATGTAAAAGTAGCAAAAAGTGTTTTTCCAACAGATGAGCCACAACCAGCAGATTACGAAGATGAAGAATTGGTTATTAATGCAAGAGAAGTTGCTTTATTTTCTGACAGCAGAATTATTATTAGTATAATGAATTCTTAATATGAATTTTATTGAAAAAATAAAAGAATATGTTTTTTATAATCTTCCTTCTTACTTTAAAAGTAAAGAAAAAACATTAAGGAATATCACAAAAATAACTGAATATTTGGCAGAAGATACAGAAAAAGCAAATATTGATTTTAATATTCAAACAGCAACTGGTACTTCTCTTGATCTATATGGGGCATTATTACCAATTAAACGAAAAGATGGAGAAAATGATGAAACTTATAGAGCATCAATAAAATTTGAAATGTCTTTAAGATCGCCAACAATTACACAAGAACAAGTTATTGGCAAAATAAAAATGTTATTTGATTGTGAAAAAATATATGTGTATCCGCAAAATAATAATATAGTTTTAATTTACATTAAATATAAAATAAAACCTTATAATATTGATTATATAAAAACAATTTTACCGGCTGGCGTTAATTTTGTTTTTAAAACTCTTGAAGGTGATTATATAAAAATTTACAATAAAGAAGGAAAAAAAACATTCGTAGAACCAATTAAAACTGAAAATAATTTATTATTAACTGATGAAAATGGTGTACCAATTTGTGCTGATTTTTTTGAACAAGTAGAAATTTTTTAACACCACTTGCAATTTAAAAATAAATTAAAAATATAAATTATGGGGGAAGAAAGAGGAACACAGATTTTAAATCTTCCAGTTTCAGAAGAAATTGTTGATGGTGATTTGCTTATAAAACAAAATTCAGAAACAAATAGAACTGAAAATTTTTCACCAACAACTTTATCAAATTTTGTTAAAAAAGAAATAGAGTTTACAAGAATAAATAGTGATCTTAATAATTTACAAACACAGATTGATTCTATTGTTTCAAAAAGTGATATTACAGATATAGTGCAGTGTTATGACAATGAAGGCGACACAACTAAAACTGATTTAGTACATTATAATACTTCTACACTTGGTGATAACGATATAATTGAAGTTTTAACAGACGAAACACACGATAATACACCAAGTTATTATAAATATAATTCAACAACTGAAACTTTTGCTTATATTGGTTCAATTGCAGCTTACTATAACAAAACTGAAATGAACAATTTGTTGGATGAAAAAGTTAATATCGCAGATATTGTAAATAATTTGTTAAGCGATGCAGTTGATAAACCACTTTCAGCAGCACAAGGCAAAGAATTAAAGCGTTTAATAGATCAAGCTATGAGTAATGTAGAGTATAGAGTTATAAATAAATCAACAAACACTGTTGCTGAAATTTACACAACCCCACAAGGAAAATGGTGTAAATTGTTTTTGAAAGGAATTACAACTTATGATCTCAGCATCAGACAAAGTAGATTATATTATGGGATAACTTTTTTGACTATACCACTTGTGTTAATTGATAGAGCAGATAGTAAAGGTTCCTACGGAACGACATATTTTGAATCAAAAGATAGTAGCATGGGACATATTGTAGGTGTTGAAGCTTGTTTATGTGGTTTTATATCTTAATATGGTACCACAAGAAGCATTAGAAATTGTTAAATTTTATGAAGGTTTTAGAGCAAATGCTTATAAATGTCCTGCTGGTTTATGGACTATTGGGTACGGAACAACAAGATATACAAATGGCAATCAAGTAAAAAAAGGAGATACAATAAACAAAGAAGATGCAACATATGAACTTTACAAATATATTGAAAAAGAATGTATGCCACAAATAAACGATATTGAAAACAAAATGAATAAAAAACTTTCAACAAACCAAATATGTAGTTTAGTTTCATTAATTTATAATGTTGGTGCTACTTCTTTTAAAAATAGTAAATGTAAAAAATATATTATAAATAATGATTGTAATAATGCTTGTAAGCAATGGGATTGGGGGGTTAAACAAGGATTAAAAGGTTTAATAACTAGAAGAAACAAAGAAATTGAATTATTTTATGGTATAAAAGATTTTTGGAAATGTTAAACGAAGAAAATTATAAAGAAATATTGCAACAATCACACGACACAATTAAATCAAGAGATAGAGCATTTATTAAAATGGTTATTGTTTTTCTAACCACATTGATATTATTTAATGGTAGTGCCCTCGCAATAATAGTTTATTGTTATTTTCAAACACATATAGGGACTTCTTGCGATGAATTTACTAAAAACATTTCTTGGGTTATAACTGGAGCGGATAGTGCTTTGTCTTGGTTTATATGTTCCGCAACCGCTTTTTATGCAATTGACAAAAGCGAATTATTAAAAAGATTATCAAATAAAATATTAAGTTTTATAGACAATGAAAAACAACAATGATGAAATACTTGACATAATAGAACAAACAAAATTATCAATACAAAATACACATAAACAAGAGAGACAATTAATTAAAGTGATAAATAAACCTTTTAATAAAACTTTAACATTGTTAAAATGCATTATGTTCTTAATGTTTTTTATGTTATGTTTTGCTTATGCTATAATCTTTTTTCTTATGAATGGCGGAGGAGAAGGAATTCAATGGGCTACTGATATTGGGAAAGAAACATCAAGGCAAACTATAACAACAGCATTACATTTAATAGATATAATGATTGGTGGTGTAGTCGGGTGGAAACTCGGTAAGAGTGAAAAACAAAAAGATAATATAGAGTAGTTTTAATAATGATGTTATGAAAGATGCAAAAGGGTATAGGCAACAAAGTAGTTTTAAAAGTTTTTTAAACAAACCAAGAAACTACACTATTTATTTAAATATTTCAAGTAGTAAATTTAAAAATGTTAAAATTGAATTTAATACAAAACAATTTATGTATTCGCAAGAAGAAGAATATATAATAAATTATGTTAAGCAAAATATACAAAAATTATTAAAAAAGGTTCATAGTAAGATTATATCAAATTATCTTGTTAAACGAACTTTACCAAATGGCAAAAATTTTTTAGTAGTTTTTGAGGGTTATGATAATTATTGAAAATTAAAATAAATATTTTTTTATAAAAATATGACACAAGAAACAAAAACATTTTTTAAAAATCTTTTCACTGATGGTAATAAAATAAATGAAGGCAATATTGCAATAATTATTGGTTTAATTCTTTTAATTGTTGATGAGTTTTTGGTGTGGTTTGGTGGTTTAACTTGGATGGAAGTTGCTTTTATCGGCATTCATTTTATCTTTATATTTTTAATGTGTAAATTTGAGCACACACAATTAAAAGCAGAAGATACAATTAAACTCGCCCAATCAATAGCAGAAGGTTTAAAGAATAAATAATATGTTAAATAAAATATTTATTGCATTATTGACATTATTTTTAATTGTATTTGTCAGTTTCAGCATTTACATTTTCTATTTAAAAAATACAATAAAAGATTTGCAAGTTGAAAATATGGAAATACAAATTCAAAAACAATTAAAAGATGAAACTATTAAAGAAATAAATAGAAGAAATAATATTGTTTTATATAATCAAAAAAAAAAACAAGAATTAAAAGAGCAATCTAAAATAAAAGATGATAACAAAAAAGATATAGAAAATAAATTAGAATGTTTGTTTAAATAAATATGAAAAAACTATTATTATTGACATTGTTTTTATTTTTATGTTGTTGTGTTAAAAAAGTTAAAGTTGAAACAATACTTGAAGATTTACCAACAATAGATATTCAAACATATTTTGAAGATGTAAAATTAAAACCAGTTGATTTTGAGAAATGCGGGGGATTTGATCTTTGTTTATCAAAAGAAAATGCGGAAAATTTATATTACAACATCAAAACATTAAAAGAGCATATAAATTATATAAAATCTGTTTATTCTTGTGATATAAATGCTTATAAAAATATTGTAAATAATCACAAGAAATAATTTTAATTCCCTGTAATTCGGGGAAATAACATCAAATTAAATAATATATTTAATTCATAATAAATTGTGTGAATTTGCCTAGTTTTAAAAAAAAATGTTTTTTTATAAAAAATTAAAAAAAAATAAAATTTTTTACAAAATCTTAAAAAAAACTTGACATTTGAAAAAAATATAATACATAATAAATGTAAGTAGTTTTAATTGTTAATTATATGAAAGAATTTTTGGAAAATTTGAAAGATGATATATTGATTTTTATTTATTGTTTAATTATAATAGGTGTTATTGGTTTTTTAATATTTATATTTTATGCTGTCATACAAGATTACAAACAAGAAAAATTATTTAAACAAGAAATAATGCAAAATGATAAAAAACCACAAAAAGTTTATGTTTGCGCTTCTCAAAAGGGAAGATTTTGTAAGGTTTATTTTGAATATAGTTATGATGAATTTTTAAAAAACAAAGATATATTATTGTAAGATAAAAAAATTTGTTTGGTTAGTTTAAATTGTTAATTGTATGAAAGTTGCATTTGTTGAAAATTCAGTTTCTTATTATGAAAATGGAAATGTTAGAAGTGGTTATTTAGTAGAAAAAACTAAAATATGTGATAGAATTTATAAAGAAGGTTCTTACATATCCTTCTATGAAAATGGATATGTTAAAGAAGGCCGTTTAGCGGAAAATACTAACATAGATGATAGAATTTATGAAGCAGGTTATATATACTTTTATAAAAATGGAGATGTTGAAAGTGGTTTTTTAGCAGAAAACACTAAAATAGATGGTAGAATTTATAAAGAAGGTTGGAATATATACTTCTATGAAAATGGAAAAGTTGAAAAAGGTTATTTAGCAGAAAATACTAAAATAGGTGATAAAGTTTATAGAAAATGTGAGAAAATATCTTTCTATGAAAATGGAAAAGTTAAAGAAGGTTGTTTAGCAGAAAATACTAAAATAGGTGATATAATTTATGAAAAAGGTTGTATATCTTTCTATGAAAATGGGAATGTTAAAGGTGGTTATTTAGTAGAAAAAACTAAAATAGATGGTAGAATTTATAAAAAAGATGAGTATATATCCTTCTATGAGAATGGAGATGTTGAAGGTGGAGTTTTAGCAGAAAATACTAACATAGATGGTAGAATTTATAAAAAAGATGAGTATATATCCTTCTATGAGAATGGAGATGTTAGAAGTGGTTGGTTAGCAGAAAACACTGAAATAGACGGTAGAATTTATAAAGAAGGTTGGAATATATACTTCTATGAAAATGGAAAAGTTGAAGATGGATTTTTGCAAGAAATAAAACAGCAACGAAACGATAGTAATAAAAAACAAATTGATTTTTGATTAAAAAATTTAATTATTATTTTAAATAGGTATGAATAAGAATTTTAGTTTTAAATGATTTAAATATGTATATAAGTGATGATAATATTATTTTAAATGATTTTGAGAAAAAAGCAGTAGAGCAATATTGCTTTAAAGAGTTATCTAAATTTTCAAAATTAAGAGAAAGGGATTTTATACACGAATACGACCGAGATTTACACGAGGAAGGATTAAATGTTTTTTATGATGGGACTATTAAATTCTTTTGGAAACCTTATGATGGTAAAGATATTTTAGTTTGTTTTGATGCAAAAATAAAAAAAGATAGCAAAGGGTGTGTTAAAAGAGGCGACCAAAAGTTTTTAAGCAACCATCAAGGAAATATAACAATAAGAGGTGGTGAATATGAAGATAAAACAATAATACAACAAAGCAAGGAATATAAAGAAATAATTAAAATACTTGATGAAGTATATTGTAATGTGTGGAACACGGAAGGAAGTTTTGCATATTACTTTGGAAATGGTGGTTTAAAGTTGTGGTAGTTTATGTGCGGTTTTGTTTATGAATTTTTTAAATCAGATATTAAAGAGATTAAAGATAATTTAGAATATGACAAAAAAAATGATGTATTTTTATTATCTAAACTTGGCGACAATATTGACGTATTTGATATTGATAATTATTTTATAATACAAAATAAAAAAAAATATACACCAGATATGAATAACGAAATTTGGTGCAAGTTTGGTCTTATCGCTTATAACTTCGTCAAAAAAAAAGAAAAAGTAGATTTAGAAGATGGAATTTATTATAAAAGTGTTAAAGTATGAGTTTTATTATAAAATGTTATGAACCACGATAATATTAAAAAAATTAAAGATTACATTAACAACACTAATATAACAAAAAGAATTGATAGTCCTTTTGTTTTTGGCGATAGAACGAATGAAGATATAATGATATTTGACATCACATATTTTACAATCGGAGAAATTAAAAAAATTGCTCGTAAAGAAGTTTTTATAAAACCACAACTATACTATGATGCTGTAAATTTTTTTAATGGATATGTATGTAATAATACAAGCAACAATGACAATGAAAGAATTATTGAAATAAAAATACCATATGAAAAAAAATTAAGTTTTTTAGATTTGGAGAATTATTATAAAAGATGTTGTAATATGAGTTTTATTATAAAATGTTATGAACCACGATGAATATATATTACAATGTCAATTTGTAGAAGCATTGCGTTTGAATAATATTTTTGTTTTTTCTGTTGTAAATGAAGGTAAAAAGAATATTAAAACAGCAATGATACATAAAAAACAAGGCTTGCTCGCTGGGTGTCCTGATTTAATTTCATTACACAAAGGCAAAGTTTATTTTATCGAAATGAAAAGTGAAAAAGGAAGACAAAGTGAAAGTCAAAAAGAATTTCAAATAATAGTAGAAGGACAAGGACACTTTTATCAAGTTATTAGAACTTGGGAAGAGTGTGAAAACTTTATTAAGATTTTAAAAGATTAGTTTATGAGTGATTTAATAATAGAAATTGAAAATATTTTTGATGAAATAGATGAAGATTTACAAAATGATAAAGAAAATGCAATGACAATTTATGATTGTTTTGATTTGCGAGAAGAAGATAAAAACAACTTTATTTTTGCAATAAATAATTTAATAAAATGTGGTATTATTTATAAAGAAAATGACAAGGTTTGTTATAATGAAATTTGTGAAAAAATTATTGATGAAATAATATATAATAACATAACATTAGCACAAATGATTATTGAAGAATTAGCCGAACAAAAACATATAGATTTTGAAAAAAGTATGTTATTATGCGATTTAATTGATAAAAGGTTTGATGAGTATAAAAAAGCATTTAAAAAAACACCAATTAAAGATATTGAAGAATTAAATAATCTCATTGAAAATTTTAATAAAAATAATATGAGTGCAGAAGAATTAAATGAGAGAATAATGATGCGGGATAATGTAGCGGAAACATCTTAAACATCATTAGTTTAAGCAAGTTTGATGTAAAGGAAAATATTAAAAGTAGTGGTTGTTCCAATCACTCTCTTTATCGTATGTCAAGTAAGAGCAGAAACTTACTATAATAAAACGGCTTTTAATATTGGATGTTATGGATAACTGACATATTGGGCTCTCAACCCAATTAGGCAGGTTCGACTCCTGCTCCCGCAACCATATATGTTTTATAGTATGTTTTTATGATGAATAAAGGTTATTTAACTTGTGATAGAACAGCAACAGGAGACGAAGTTTTAACACCACGATATGCGGTTGAACCAATAATACATTATTTAAAAGAAAAATATTTTTGTCAAATTTTATGTCCTTTTGACAAATCAAATTCAAAATTTGTAGAAATTTTACAAGAAACAGGTTTTATTGTTGATTGGTCGCATATTGAAACAGGAAAAGATTTTTTTACATATACAAAAGAACAAATAAAAAATGTTGATTGTATAGTTTCCAATCCTCCTTATTCAATTAAAGATAAAGTATTAGAACATTTATATTATTTAGACAAACCTTTTATGATGTTATTGCCACAAAATACTTTACAAGGTGTGAAAAGGACAAAATTATTTATGAAATATGGATTAGAATACTTGGGATTTGATAAAAGAATAAATTATTACACAAAAGGAGAATTAGATAAAATTAAAAAAGGTAATCATTTTGCAAGTGGTTATTTTTGTAGAAATGTTTTGCCAGAAAAATTGATATTTGAAGAGTTAGAAATTAGAGATGAAAAATATGATATTAACAATAAATGATGTAATGTTTAATAGAGTAAAATTTCATCCAGAAAGATTGTGGCAAGTTATTTCCATAATGCAAATTTCATTAGATGAAATATGTTATCATTTAAATTTAAATGTAAAATATATGACAGAAATATTAGAAGGCAGACAAACAGATATAGATATTCAAACAATCTTTAAAATTGCAAATTATTTAAATGTAAAATGGCAGTTTTTTTATACTCCAAAACCAAATTATCATATATATAATATAACAGCAAAAAAATATTGAACTTGTGAAAATTTTTTACAAGTTATTCTTGTTTTTCTTCTTGTTTTTCTGTATCATACAAATAACATCCACAAAATATGCCAATAAAAAGTTGTGATATAAAGCAAGTTATATTTATATTATATTTTTTTTTCTATTTTGAACCCAATACAATTAAGTATAAGATAAAGAACGAATAAACATTTTATCTTTTTACTTTTTTCATAAATTAAACTATTAAAACTCACATAAAATAAAACCTTTTTTATTTTTATTTCTATAAACTATTTTATTTTTGCTTTTATGAAATTTTTGATAAGGTGCATATTTTGATAATTGATGTTGTTTTAAAAATTTAACTGATTTATCGCATAAAATACCTTGAACTATGCCTTTGTCGGCATAATATATATTATTGTCTCCATCAAGAAAAAAGCACTTTGCAAGTAATAAAATGAAATGTTTTCTTTTTTCATTATTCATATACCTTATAACTTCGTGAAAATTGCACCTAAAACAATCTCCTTCAAATTGTGGAACACAAATGCTAAACAATTCTTTTAATAATTCAATTTCAAATTGTTCTATCGCTCCCAATTCTTTTTTTATAACATTGTTGTTATAATTTTCATCTACTTTTATAAACTTCATAAAACTTCCCAAAAAAACTCTTTACTTGTTGTATCGTTGTTATTTTTAATAAATTCTCTATATTGTTTGTAATGCCTTTCATCTTTGCGAAAGTAATCATTAAATTTATTACAAATTAAATCAGTTATCAACTCCACTTTACCATTTTTAGCATTTACCAAATCTTTTTTTTTGTTCATTATTGTTGATAAATATTTTAGTGGTTTCATTCTATATGCTTCAACAAGAAAAAAAGTTCTAATAAATCTATTAAATGATTGTTTTGTTAACACAATCGCCTCTCTATCAAGTGCAGACATAATGTAACTTTCAACAAAACTTCCACTTGTATCTTCGTTGTGGTTTTTGTTTTGTATTTCTTGCTTAAAACAATCAAATGTGCTAAAACTAATTTGCTCTAATATAAGTTGCCTATAAAAAAACTCATATAATGAAATACCAAAAGTTCTTAAATTCGCAAAAGTTTTTGTTATTTCATCTCTCGTTTCTTCATACGAAAGTTTATTATTAATCATTTTCTGCAATAATATTTTATCGTATTTAACAATATTATGAGCAAAAGATACCATATCTTTATGTTTATCTTTTTCTAAAATTTCGTCTATATTCATAACTCATTGCACTTTAAACTTAAATTTAAATCTTTATTCATTTTTTGACAAATTTGTTTTTGCCTAACGCGAATATACTTATTATCACAAATTTTTCTATTTTTTTGCTCATAAACAAGTTCTAAATTTGGAATATAGTTATAAACCAAATCTTTATTATCTTTATCAATTTGTTTTTCTAAAAAAGAAAAAGGAATAATAAAATCAACACTTATATTATTTTTATCATATTCTATTTCAATTTTATTATTTTTGCAATCATTTACAAGCCAAACACCTTCTTCAACTTCACAAAATATTTTACTATTTTTAACACCATCTAAATGTTTAATATCAGGTGTTATTACTGAATATTTATACAGCATAAAATTTTTCGTATCCATAAAACAATTCTCCTTTTCAACAAAAATATAATTCCAATTATTTTTTGTTTCTTTATCATTTGATTTTGCTTTCTTTGAAATAAGATTGCCTGCAATAATGCCACTTGCAAAACCTGAACTTTTACTTTTATGTCTTATCTTTATTCTCGGTCTTGATAATGCACTTTCGCATAAAATACTTGTTGCAATAAAAACAACAAAACTAAAAACTAACAACTTCTTCATAAAAACTAACTTTAAACATTATAAATTTATCCTCTTGGATCAACCATTTCATTATAAACATCTACTAAATTATGGTTTATATCTAAAACAATATTATTTGTTGTTTTTTGCTCTGCTAAAATTTGTGAAAGAAGACATTTTATCTCCTTATCAATTTTGCATTCGCAATTTTTAACACATTTCGGCAAAAACAATAAAATAATAAATAACAATAATATTTTTTTCATAAATACACTATTTTAAACCATTCATAAAACCATTTGAAAAAGCACCTGAAAGCACGAAAAACACATTTAAGAAATTTGCAATAATTGGAATCATACATAACCAAAAACTTATTTTAAATAATATTTTATGTTTAACCTCATTTGTTTTTAAAAACTTTCTATAAATATAGAAAAACAAAAAAGGACAAACAAAAATATGAAAAAATTTAACAAAACTAAAAACACTTAACATAAAACAAACATTTAAAACTAATCATTATATTTTATTTTTTTATCATATAAAAATCATTCAAACTTAAAAATGTGTTAGTTAAAAAAACCTTATTATTTCCGAAAAAAGAAAACTAACACTTTGGCTCAGTTTAACCTTCTTTTTGACACACTTGACAAGAAAAAAATAAAAACCTGCCTATGTGTATTCTTTTTTTAAACTTTCACGTAGATTTTTTAATTGCTCTTCGCTGAAAGAATAAATATTCTTTTGTTCTTTAACAAATTTTATTTGTTGTTCTCGTTTTTCCGCCATAGATAAAACACTTAAAATCTCGTCAAAAGTTGCTTCGTCGCATTTTTTTAATTCTTTTATTTGTTGTTCTGTTTCTTGTATTTCTTCAACTTTTTCTTCTTGTTTTTGTTGATTGCTTTGTTCGTTGTTTTGTTCTTTATTTTCTTCTTCAACAAGTTCTTCAAAAGTTGAATTTATTTTCTCAGCTTCTTTTATTTCTTCTTTATTTTTTTTATTATTCATTTCGTAATCTTCATCATCTAATCCGTTTAATTGATTTATACCTGAAAAATCACACCATTTTACAAGTTGTCTAAATGCTGTTTTTTTCCCCATTGAAACATAATGATTATACCAGATTGTATTTGTTTTATCTCTTGCATATTTATAATTGCTACTAATTGCTCTTATTTTATTTACATCGTTTTTAGTCATATAGTAATAATCATAAGTTTTGTCTTTATAATAAACTACTGCCAAAAAACCTGCGATATCTTTTTCTTCAAGAGAGTTTTCGTCTTGTTGTAAATTTTTCTTGTAAATAAATTTTCTATTTTCTCCTTCTTCAATAATCAATCTTTCTTCTTCTAAATCTTTATTTGATATAACAAAACAATTTATAGTTGATACTTTTTGATTATTTGCCTTTATAAGAGCAATATAACCTTTATAACCAACGATAATACTGCATTTATCTTTATAAGAAGTTAAATAAGCATAACCATTTGCATCAATTTTTAATCCAATTTGTGCTGATTTAATGCAACATTCAAGAATACTTTTGGCCGTGCATTTTTGCAAGTCCTCATTCATTTTAACTTGACACATAACACAAGCAACAAAATCGTTAAAGTTATAATTTTTATTTTTACATATAACTTTTAAAGATTTGTCATTTAAAATTGTATTACCTATATTTTTAATAACTACTTCATTACTCATATAACCAAAACATTAAAACTAATAATCAATTTCTTCACCAACTTCAACTATAAAATCTAATGACATATTGCCATTATAATTTATCACAAAACTATCTACTAACCGGTATTTATAAATCTTGCAAGTGTCTTCATATTCTCTAACACTTGAATATGTTTTTAAAAAAATTTGTGTGTCTTTTGCATTATCATCTTCATATTCAAAACACACACAATCTTTTTTAAAATCTATTACAAAAATATCATTTAATCGCTCCACTTGATTTTTTATTTCTATGTCGTGCGATGTCAAATCATCTTTTGAAAATTTATAAAAAACATTTATTTTTTCATCAAAAATTATTATTTGTTCCAACAAACCATTTTCATCATATATGCAACCACCTAATTTGTCAAGGAAGACATTATTTTTTTCTTTTCTTGCTTTAATAATGTCTAATATATCAACTTCTCTTTTACTCATACAATACCAATTAAAACTCAAATTTATTACATTCAATTTTTAAATCTTCTAATTCTTCTAATTTGACTTGTTCTTTTTCAATACCAAAGATAATATCTTCTAACTCATCAAAACGATCATCTTTTTTCTTCAATTCTCTATATTCCAATAGTTCGTCGTGCGTGGAATTAAAAAAGTTATTTTTTAATTCTTCTAATCTTTCTTCTTTATCTAAAAGTTCTTTTTCAAGTTCGTTTTTTTCTTCATAAAGTTTCTTCAATTTGTTTTCGTTAACCTCCTTTAATTCGTTTATTTTATCTTTTAAGCAATCAAAAACTTCTTTAAGTTCTTTAAAAGAATAAGACAAATTGCCAGTAATTAATTTAATTACACTTGTTGCATCTTCTAATTTATCAATTTTATCCATATAGCCATCAATCAACATAAAAACCACATTTTAAACTCTTTCAACTTTAATATTTTTGATAACCAGTTTTGATTTTAAAATTTTCTCATCTTGATTATCTTTTAATTTTTGTATTTTTTCTTTTAATTCTTCGTTTTCTTTTTCGTTTTTCTTTATTTTTTCTTCTAAACTTTCTATTGTTTCAAAAGTTGCATTTTGAATTTTGTAATCAATTCTCCAACCATCAACTTTAATATTATTATAAGCAATTGACTTTATTATATTTTTTACATCTTCAAAATGTTTTTCTTTTTCTTTCTCAAAAATCATTGCATCTCCATACTCCTCTAAATAAGCATTTAAATTTTGATTAAATAAATTATTCAAAATTTCTTCGTCATCGCCTCCGTCGTGTTCAAGTTCAACAACTCCATTTTCAACATCTTTTAACCATTGCAAGCATCTTTCAACACAATCTAAAATCTCTTGCTGTAATTTTTCGTTTTGAAAAATTTTAACGATTTTAAAATCCACAATATCAGTCCTTGAATTGTTTAATTTTGCAATAGCAAGATGACATAACTTGCAACCAGTGCATAATAATTGACATTGACATTGAATAGAATATCGTTTTATTAAATTATTAAATTCTTCGCTGTCAAAATCGGTCGTTGTCGTTTTACACTCTATCAATTCAATATTTGCATCATCAATATAATTTATTAAATAGTCCGGGGTCGCCCCAACACCTGCTCCTTTAATATACCATATCATTTTGCCGTTTTCCACCAATTCAATTCGCCCAACTTCACCTTCAACTGCATCAATCAATTTATCTCCAACAATCATTTCATATGCCTTCTTTGCAACTTGTTTTTCAAAAAATTTGCCGGCTTCTTTTGCCTTCGTTCTTGTCAAATCATTATAAATTTTCATCATCTCGCCTGTAAGATGTCTTTTTTTATAAAAACTTTCTTTTGATTGTTTAAAATGATCTACTTGTTTTGCAAGTTGTCTTATTTTTTCATTTTTTGAAAAATTTTGTAAACAAAATATAATATTCGTTGATGTTATATATTCGTTTCTTTTTTTCATCCAATCCTCAAAACTGCTCGCTTCAATAGTTTTATAATCTTTTTCTTTAATTTCTTCAACTCTCATAAATCAATCAATAACCCAACAAAAATTAAAACCATTATTTTTTGTTATAAAAATATTTTATTTTTTTTAAATCTTGTATTTCTTTTTGAATTTGTATTTTTTCTTGTATTCTCTCATTAGCAAGTAAAATTATTTCTTTGCAACCTTCAAAACCAACCAGAAAACAAACCAAAAAGAAAACAAACTTTAATTTTTTAAAAAATTTGTCTTCTTTATTTGTAATTTTTTGATAAATAAATTTACCACAAAAACCACAACAAAAACCTATTGTTAAAACCCCAATAATCAAACTATAATTTAATAACATCATATAAAAAACACCTTAAAACTCACAATCTATTTTTTTAAAACCTTTATTATTGCAATAATTAAAAATAATATTGTCTATTTCTTTAAAAACTTCTTCTAAACAATGATTATTTAGATATTCAATAATGCTCTTTGCTTCTTCTTCATTGCAATTAAAACCTTGCAATTTCGCCTCTTCTATCATATCTTTTACATTAAAAGATATATTAAAAGATGGCTCGTTTTTTTCTTCTTTTATTTTTTCTTTATATTGCCTTTCTTCTTTATTAAAATAATCAATAAACAAGATAACACTTTTAATTAAATTATTTTTTGTATTGTCTTTTATATCAACAATTTTTAAAAAACCTTCATCAAAACTTACTTTTATTTCTTCGTTGTCTCCAAAATAAATAAAGTTTTCATAAAACAAACTGTTTTTTGTATCTTCTTTTTTTTTAATTATTTTTATCATATTTTGATTAAACAAAATTGCTTTTTTTAATTTAAAATAATCTATTTTTGCAATATTATATTGCCGTTCTAAATTATTCAAAGTTTGTTTTTGTAAAAGATTTTCACATAGATAAAAGAATTTTTTAAAAAAATCTTCTTCGTTGTCAATACAAAATTGAAAAGAAAAATTATTTATGTTGCATTCAAAAAAATTCACATAACATAAATTTTTATTTAAAATATCAACATTTACATATTTAAAAACGTCTCCTGTTTCATCATAACAACAACTTATATAAAAAACGTCTTTATGTTTTTTTTGTATTTCTTTAATTTTTTCTTCATTACCATAAATCAAAAAATTACATTTATAAACTAAATCACCATAATTTTTGTATAAGTCGTTATTCAAAATTTTTTCATATCTTATTGAAACGTATAACCACTTTTTATTTTCACTTTTTAAATTCTCCATATATAATACCAATTAAAACAAATTAAAACATATAATAACTTATAAGCAACAATGCAATTTTTTGCTGTCTTTTTTCATTTTCTTTTTTAAATTCTACATTTCTTAAAATTTTGTAATCTTCAATTAAAAGTTCTCTTCTTTTTCTTAAATTATATTTAATTGCTTCGTTTATTTCTTCTACAATTAAATTATACAATTCAAGATTTGTCGTTTTTAATTCTCTTTTTATTTTTTCAAGTTCATTGTATCTTTTTTTTCTATTCATATAATCATCAATTAAAACATACTTTAAAATTTAAATTCTTACAAAATAAACATTGCTTTTTATTGCTTTATTTTTGTTAAATTCTAAATCGTTGCAATCAATTATACTTGATAGCTCAAAATCTTGCAATTCATAGATTGCATTTTTTTTTGTCGTTTCAATATAAGTTTCGTTTTCTTGTAAATGATATGCAAGATCAAAAAAAGTGTCCATATAATTATATTTTTCTTCATCACTTAATAACAAAAAGTCGCCTTCAATTTTAAAAAAATGCTCCAATTCTTGTTGATATTCAAAAATAAATGTTTCAATCTTTTTTTGATATCCACAACCACAATTGCAATTAAAATAATTAAATTTATCATTGTATAGTATTACCCCATTTTTTAGCTCTACACAATCATAAAATTCTTCATAATTAGCTTGCATTAAATTAATAATATCATTAATTGAATACTTGCCTTGTTTGTTTTTTACAAAATAATTTTTATAAAAATCAAACTTTAAATTAAATAAAATTTCTTTTTTTTCATTCATAAAATAATAAAAATAAAACTAATAATAGTTGCTTTTTCTTTTTAAATTGTAAAAAAAACAACAAGAAAAAAACATTTACATTAAATATAAAATTATAATTTTAAAAATTATTATAAATTTATAAATTTTATATTTTTTGTTGCTTCATTAAAAATTTTAATAAATTTTCTATCAATATAATTTATATTTATATATTCATTAAAATTTTTTAAATTGTCTTGTTTATAATCCTCAATCATTTTTGATAAAATAAAATTATAATCTTCATAAACCTTTTTTAATTCTTCTGCTTCATTATAAAGAAAAATTTTATATAAAAAATTTTGATAAATTGAATTATAACTTTTTTTTAAAAATTGCTTGTAAATGTCAAAAATTGTATTATTATTTAATGTTTTTAAAAATTCTATTATTTCTTTTTTTTCTTCTTCATTTTTAATAAAACTTTCAATATGCGGTTGCCCTTTACCATTAAAACATATATTGCTTAAATTTTTTATAATTTCATTGTTTTCCATACAATAACTATTAAAACTTACACTTTATTTTATAATATCTTAAATTTCAAAAGTTTTAACATATTCAAAATTTTCGTTAAAAGAAACTATTGAAAAATCCGATCTCATATGTTGCAAAATTTCTTTTTCAAGAAAATCGTTAAAATCTTTAATGTTTGTTTCGTCAAAATCATCCAAATGATTTTCTTTTAAAAAACGTTCTTTGTAAGAATCAATCAAATAATCATCGGCTTTTAATTCTTCAAACAAAATATTATAAAGATTTTCATAAGCCTCGTCATAACTATTAAAAACGTCGCTTGTAAATTCACATCTAGCGGCTTCATCATAAATTTTATAAATCATATATTTAATAATAAAACTGAAAATGTAAAAAATAAAAATATTAAAAATAATATTATACTTTTTACAAATATTTTATACATTTAAAAAAATAATTGTCAAGTATTTTTTTATTTTTTTTTTATTTTTTTAAAAAAAATTTTAATGGAACCAAAAAAAAATTTTAAATTATAATATATTTTTTTTAAAAAAGTAATACAAAAAAATAAATTTTAATCAACAAAAA